ACGCGTAATGTGAGAGTGATAAAGTTTTTCCGTATTTAGGACTATTGCTACTGGCCTTTTTCATGTCATGTTTTCCTAGTGGATCACGGCCGGTAGCGGAACTATCCTTACCATACTTAGGCCCTTCTTTAGGTCGGCCACCACCTGGATGGCCACCTGCAGGAGCTTCATTATCTTCTCCATAATCACCATAATTTTCTTCCTGTGCGCCACCTGGAACTGGATGTGGGGGTCCGCCGCCCTCTTCCCCGCCGGCGGCCATCATGGCACCTTGTGTACCAACAGCTTCACCAGATTTCAATGGATCATTTCCCTCATCTTCAATCTGTTGATAACGGAACTTGCGTTTTTTGTCTTTTAATAGTTCCAGTCTGATTTGTTCTTGTTCGGCTTTTCCGAATTTGAAGATATTATTATATATCCAATCTGTAGGTGCCAAATCGTCCTGTAGAAGTGAACTAGCCGCTGAAATTTTGTTGTTCAATAATTCCAACCGTTCCTCTTCAAACATGATAGACGAGTTAGTTAAGCTAAGATCAAAATTAAGCATTCTCTCATCCCTATACCCTTGAGTATAAAGGTGAACCACACCAATTTTCATCAAAACGTCAACTATCACCTTTTGGATTCGCTCGATTGTTTTTGCAAATCTCACATCTTCTGCTGCCAATGTTGATTTACTGTTTAGAGCCTCATCGTATCCCAAGAATGCCCTAGGTACTTTCAAAGCCGCCATCATTTTGTTCTTCAAATATTCTATATCATCGGTGGACTCATAAGACAACCCAGATAATGTGTCAATCTCAGTTCCACTATCAGAACCACGCACTGGAAGGAAAAAGTCCTCAGTGAGATTCTGCATGTTGTATCTTAAATTATATTCACCAGTCTGTTCATCCATAACTGGGGTTTTTTTCATTTTGGAAATAACCGATTTCATGAATGGTTCAACCTCATTTGGAGCAATATTACCAATATCCAATTTGAATACTCTCTTTTCAGGGGCCCTCATGATTCTGTGAATCAGCATGGCATCTTCCATTAGTGTTAGTTGTTTCCACGTTTTACGGCCACCTTCAATCATACTTTTACCGTATGGCAAATAGTTTGAATCTGAATGTAGTCTAAAGTGTGCAACCTCATAATCTTCCAGCATCTCGGTTTCATCATTACCCTTAGCCATGTGTCTGGTTTCACCCTCGCCCAATTGAAATTTAACCTCATTTGGTTTTGCTGGGTCTAATCCTTCAAGTCTAACCACATCATAGGCCGACATTGGAATAACATTGTATATACCATAATTGTCATCTATCTGTAAATGCAGGAAGAAATCCCCATACTTACACATATTTCTAACTCATGGCCACAAGTTGAATTCAACATTCAAAATGTCATAATACAAGTTATGTAATACTTCCCTTACACCCTCATCTTCAGCGGTAATCTCAATAACATCACCATATTCGGATTTCATTGTAGAATTGTGAGTATATATTTTCGATCCATCGACCGATTCAATCGCATAAATGTTAGTATCATCCACATCAATAATATCATATACATCTTCCAATTCAGGCAATTTCTCAATAGATATAATTTTATGATTAGAAGAATCCGCAAAATCACCAAAAGAATGATATCCAGCTTTATTTAATATATGATTAAACTCTATTTTAGTAGTCCCTATATTATTGCACAATAAATTAAAATTTCGCTTTGGATTTTTATTGAATTTGGATATTTTTAATCTCATGTCAGATAATAAATGTTTATTTTTCTCAAAATAATATTCACGTGGTAATGATTTTAAATTTGATATTCCATAATATTCACATACCATTTTGGAAAATTTTAAAAATTCCGAACGATTAAAATCGTAGTGATTAGATAAAATATTTCTAGCACTGCTATTTTTACCACCAGTATACTCTTTCATTAATAAATCAACTAGTGTATTTAAATCATACTTACTAATTCTATTCATTGATGATATTCATCTACCATTTTTATTACCAGACAACAATTCGCCGTTGCCATACATTCCATTTTTTTCACCATAATTCCCAAATAAAACTTTTCTTTCATTGTCAGTAGTTTTCGACATTCAGTCTTTCATAAATTTAGACTGGCGTATAGCTACTTGATGTTTAAGTTCGGGTGTTCAATATGCCTCATGTGCTTCCTTAATTTTGTCTTTATATGCATGAGTTTTGGTATCATCTGACCACAATTGTTTGTTAAAATCAGCATGCATTTGCCAATGCTCTTTGGAATTAAGCCAAATTAAATGTTCCGGAGAATTATTTCTCTTATCAAATGAACTATGGTGTATTACAGCCTTATCCGTTTTATGCTTTCGTTCTTCCAATAAAATTTTATTATTTTTAGCAACCATCCGATGAACAAATTCGAAATTTTCTCCATTTTTTATCATTTCATATCCAGGCATATTTTTATGTTCACTTATTTTAGTAGAAAGAGCATAAATTCCATCCCCGACTTTAAAATTTTCAGTATATTTCAATTTATTATTTGAATCCAATCACCTATGATTTCCAGTGGATTTCAATATCGTACCATCTTCCAATGTTATTTTATAAACATCGGATTTTCCCTTATATGCCACAAATCTACCCATAGACGGTTTAAAATTTCCACCATCGTCAATACCATACAACCAAAAATCGGTCATATTATTATCAAACATTTCTTTTAAAGTCAATTTTTGACCATCCAATAATGGAATTATGGTATCGCCTGCCAAACATTCATCTGCATAAATGTCTAGTGCGGATGAGATAATAGCATCCGCATCCATTTGTTCGTAATCTTTGAAAAGGGCCATTCTCTGCCCAGCTTGATAGAATTGTATAGCACGACCAGTTGACCCACCCATTGATGAGTACAATCTAGTATATCTATCCATGAAATTTCTATTCACAGTAGATTGGACATTGTCCGTGTCCACAACCTTTAATTTTCTACCACCAATATTGCGAACAATAACGGTTCCAGAAAATAATCTTTTTAAATTCCGTGCTAATTTACCTTCAGCCATTCTTTACCTCGTCTCTTTTAATCCAGCAACCAGTCCAACCCAACATTATTCCCATGTGAGTCGTCCCAATTCCATGAATCATTTTTATTACTACTTTCGCTATAAACTGGTTGATAATCCACCATTTGCTTCATTAAATTTTTCTGCTGAGTCATTCCCTCAGTTCTTAGACGAATTGCAGTATCACGTACCCATAGGGCTATCGCGAAACTCATTACTAAATCGTCATTAGCACCATAATCGGCCTGTGCGGCCGAAGCAGGACCATATACAAATGAAAATAACTCATTTATTAGTCTATTGGAATGTACTATTGCGGTTTTATCTCTAAAATATTCCACCAGTTTTTCCACGATCATTGGTCTGGTTCTGCTAGTAGTTGAAAACCCTGCCACCATTTTTCGATCGTCTCTATAATATTTGTTTGTCATCTGTGATTTTACATCCACATATTTCAAGTCCGATGTGGCGTAAAATAAATTCTTATAATCCCTGTCAACAACCTGTTGAATCGAACCCCAACCAATATTGGCATTTTCAATAATTAACAGTGCGTCATTATATTCTGTAGCCACATTTACACATAAATCTCCAAATGCTTTAGTATCGACTTTCCCCTGATACTCAGCCACTTGTTCCAATGTGTCAATATTAATTACATGAAATGCGGAATAATCCTTACCATCGCCACGTGCCACGTCTGCCGAAACCACATAGGATGCTCCAATTTCAGGATATTTCCATTTTCAATAGTTACCGTCAAGACCTTCTCGTGCGATGGGTTCTTCCTTTAAATTATCCAAATACCATTGAATAATTGGACCGGGGACTACCGATTTTCCAGAAGTGATAAACGAACAATCGCATTCCTGGGCGGCCAATTCTGGGCCCAAATCCAAAGATTGCTTGTCACGCCATACTTGATCACGTTCTGGGTGTACCGTCCAGTGAAGATATATTGGAAAAAATGAATTAACCTTATTCTCCGCACCAACCCATATATCGTGAAACCATCCAGTAGCACCATTTGGTGTACTCAATGCAATACAGCGGCCACCAGTACTTAATGTCTGTTGAGCTGCTGTCCATATATCGTTAATTTTTGGGATGAATGCCGCTTCATCGAGAATCAATAATGATAGTGATTCTGATCGTGCAGCGTCTGGGGATGATGTATCTGCTTTAATTCTTGAGCCATTCTTATAACTCATTGAAAGTCTGTTATCCTCCGTACAGGTGGATTTTAATCAATTTGGTAAATTTGCATGCATAACCCTTACTTTTGTTACCAAGTTTTTGGCCTTATCCTGTTTCGTAGCGATAACCAAAATATCCTTATCCGTATTGAATGTCATTAGTCAAAGGGCATATCCGGCAGTTAATGTGGATAATCCCAGTTGTCTAGCTTTGAGAATTACAGTGTAATTATTGCTTACTATTTTTTCTAGAGTATCGGCCTGAAAATCATAAAGGTTAAAATTTACCTTACCACGTTGCGGATGCTGAATGATGCAGTATTTTCTCATAAAGTACGTGGGATCAACAGCACACTTAATGTACTCTTTCTTCATCGCCTCTTTTAGTTTTTGTGCTTCATTCATCATATTATCCCACTATTTGCCCGTTAGCCCATAATGTAAATCATACTGTGGCCATTCCACCGACATAAGCAATCTTCGGATTCTGCCACCATTTGGGTTTAACCAATTCTACTCGTTCTTCTAAAATTTCTATATTCTTATCTTTGGACGCAATAATCGAAGAATCCATTTCCGCTTGGAATTCCAATTTCTTTATAATCATACCCTGTGTCACCATAGCTACTGTCTTTAAACTGTCCTGCCGTTGCAATTCAGTCACCTTATTGGCAATATTTAATACTTCTTCATCCGTAAATGAATGTTGTCCAAATCCACATGACAATAATACTATCAGTATTATCATAATCCATCTAACCATTAGCAAAATCCTTGAGAAATTTAACTGCAGCGTCTACATCATCGCTTTTATATACAGTTTCCATTTCTTCTATTTCTTTTTTAGTATTGTCCAAATCACCCTTGAGCTTTTCGATTTCCTTTTTATTGGCCTGCTTATTATTCTCCAATTGGGCAATTTCCTTTTTGACTTCTTTTTCTTTTTTCTTATTATCTTTGATAACCTTGCTCAAATCCCTAATTTCTTTATTCTTCAAAGCAAAGAATATGGATGCAATACTAGCCAACGCCAGTATTCCCTTCCATATATATGTAAATATCTTATTCATTAATTTTCGCCCTTTTTATTTTCGGTCATGCCCGCTGATTTTAATATAGTCTTTAATGCGTCTGGATTCTTCTCTATATACGCCAACATAGTCAAAATTGGACTATGTGCCTTAGGGGGAATCCCAAATTTATTGAATATTTTCTTAATGGGCTTTGGGTATTCTTTTTCTTCATTTTTTGGTCGGATATCCTCTTCATTTACTGATTTGAATCCGTCTCCAAAATTATACACCTTACCCACATCGAATGTGATATCACCAATTTCCATCTGTTCATCCAGTTTTTTAACAGAATAAACTTTCCCGTCTTTGTTCAACATGTCTATTAGTTTCACGTTTTTCTCCACTTATTTTAGTGCGTTCGCCCACTCTTTTGGACTTGGGATTGGCTTAGAAAATACCAGCTCCACTGAATCCATTTCATGT